TCTGAATGTAGATAAAGCTACACAAAAGAGTGATGCTGAGTTAATTGAAGAATTACAAGGTCTAGTTAACAAAATTCCTGCTCTAAAACCTAAATTAGCTATGATTCAGGACAATACAGAGGATGAATCAGGCGACACCCCTGAAAAGGACTCTACAATGGACGAGAATAGACTTACGCATTAGTGGGTTATAATCGTACCAGACACCTCATTTAAATTGGATTATGGCGATTCTAGGGCTACTTTTTTTACAAAGTTTGACTATAAATTATACCAAAACCTAAAATTGCCAATCCAACTCCATTTACAAAAGAAATCGGATGATCTTTAGTTTTGATTCCGACAACCAACCAACCCAGCACACCTAAAAACTGCACATAAAGATTAATCGGATAGATATTAAATGATGTCAAGACTAACCCACAAGAGAGGATTAGTGAGCTAGTCCATTTTAGTTTATTCATCCCCTATCTTAGCTAGAGCATTAATCTCAATGTTTTTTACAAACTCTAATGTTTCCAAATAAGGTTTTTTAAATTCCATATAATCTTTTTTATCCATACCTAAAAACTCTGGGCGATTATCATCATCATAAATGAATTGTCCTGTACCCTCACAATGATAGCACTTGTCTATACTATCTTTAGATTTGACTACCCCTCTGCCTTGACAGAAAGGACAAACAGTTAGAATTACTTCCCTAAGTGATAGGTTAATAAAGTTTCTAATTAAAAACTTATCCCCTCTTATTTGTTCTGGTTTTACATGTTTGAAGAATATATCGCAGACATCCTCATAGATATCATCGAATACCAATGATCTCGCATAGTTGTTGTCTGTGTATTTCGCCATGAGAAAATCATATTCTCTGTTGTCCAATCCCCTAGTCCCCAAAAAGTGTGAGATATCTTCAGGAGTAATAGCATCGTGATTGCCAGATGATAACTCATAATTCATAGATTTGGCAGTAAGTAGTGATAATAAATCAGCTTTCATTAACTTTATATATCCTATAAGTGTCTCTAGATATTGTTCTAAACTTACAAGGAATCTTTTGCTCCCAAGCATATCTTCTCACAGAATTTACTATTTTGTAATCATTTACTAAAAAAGATTCGTTTAATTCCATTTTATTAAAAGCGTCAATATATTCTTTATACTTTCTTGGTCTGCCGCCTTTACTAATTGGTACATTCTTTTCAATTTTTATCATTTATTTTTAATAATTCCTTTTCAATTAAATATTGCATAGTCTTTATGTATGCTTGATCCCAAAAATGTCTCTTTTCTTCTTTACTTAACTTATTTCCGTTGTCTAACTCATGATGACAACTATGACATAAAGCAGCCACAAGAGAATCAGGGGCTTTAATGCCGAGACCTTTGCCGTGTTTTGATTGGTTTGAGTGTGCTGCCACAACAGTCCCGTTTTGTATTCCACATGACATACATGGAAGTTCCCGCATGAGTTCTAATAGTTTCTTATTTCGATACATAATCAGATATAAAAAACATCATGTGGTTTTATCTTTTTTCTAGCCACTTTTGCTTCTATTTTCTTATCACTTTTTTCAAACTCTTCTGGGTAAAATTCCAACATAAACATAGCTAAATATTGTATGTTTCTTTTACCCATGTTGTACATATTGCCTAGAATATAGTTGCTAGAATGACTAAAAAAGAAGTCTTTCATCTCCCCAACTGTCTCTAAGTTAAGCTGATAAAATGCATTAATAATACTAATAGACAAAAAATCATAAAGTTCTAGTTCAAATAAAAACATTTCGTCTCTTTGTTTTGGTGTTAAAGTAGACCATTTGACCTTAAAATACTCATAGTTCATAGTCTTTGTATAACTTATATTACCTTTATGCCAAGGAGCTTTTACTTGATTAAAAATCTCATGCATTTTTTGTGCTTCTACTATCTTTTTTCTTTTGTCAGGTTTCATTACAATACCAATGACCAAAAGATACTAATAGCTGATACAAATATAACTGCCTTAACTATGTCAGGAAGTTCATTACAAATCTCTGTGATCTTCTCTATCATCTTCTCCCTCCGATTGTTTTTGCATTTCGTCTAGTGAGCCATTTATTGTATTATCTAAACCCTCTATTTGAGATTCACAGAATCTAATTACAGATTGAACAGAATGCCCTTTATAACCTTGTTTTACTATGTCTTCTTTTAGTTTAGTACAAAAGTTTTTAGTTTGTTCATAGGCAACCTGTTGTCCTATCATCCTGTCTATACTCATTTCTTTTTACCTCTCATTACTCTATTAATCTCAGATTTTGGCAAGAAATATTCTTTATATCTTTTACCATTCTCTGCTTCTACCCAATGGTCTCTTATATCATAACCTCTCTCTTTAAGTTCAGACAACCTTTTAGCACCATACATGCTATATACAGGTTTAGTTGCTAACTGATTGACTGTCACTTTCTGGCCCGTTAAAAGTGTATCAAGTATCATTTTATGCTGACTTTCTCTCATAGTTCTCTCCGTTGTTAATTTTTATTTTGTACTCTCTCTATCTTTTTTCTTTGTTGTTCATGCATAAACTTATCGTGGCTCATTATTTTTTTAAGATGTTTACGCAAATTTTTATCTATTTTGAAGTCATGAATATCAATTTCACCATCACTTATTCTTATTGCTAAAGCACCCATAATTGAATAAAAACCTAATGTATCCATCATTCCATCATTTTGTTTTTTCATCGCTTCGTCAAAAGTAATTGACGGATCAGATATTCTTTCTATTTCCTCTTTTACTTTATTTCGTATTTCTTCTGGTTTAATAAAGCCATACACTAGCTCAAAAACCAAATACTCTAAGTTTCTTTTTGATACAAAATGTAATCCGTTTGCAAAGTTTTCACTTATATAACTACATTCTTTTTGATATCTATATTCATATTCATTAGATAATACTCTTAAAAAAGTATAAAATTCATCATTGAGAGACTCTTTTCTTTCAAATATTTTTTCATTGTTTTTTTTATCCTCCTTCAAAAGATTAGAAGCAACTGCTATTAGTTGTTCAGGTTTCCAAGTTAAACACTCCATTTTATTCTCCTATTGTTAATTAACCCAAGTCTTGTACAAACTTCATCTCTCTTTTTTTACTACTATTTAATGACCTGAACATATCGCACCATATTTCACGGGCCTTAATTTTGTGACGCAAACCAAGATATTCTTCTTTAGCTTTGGCAATCTTATTGTAATATTCAGACACTTCTGGCTGAGTGTTAGCAATAGCTTCCTTTTCCTTTAATGTCATCTTTTCTTCTTTAAGATTTATAAAAGCTAAGTCTTTTTGGTGTTTCATTTCATAAACTAGCCGTTCATAAGTCGATTCAGCTTTAGCTAATTTACTGCCCATAATTGATATTTCATGGATCATTTTTTCTAATTCTTCATCCCCTAGTCGCATTTATTATCTCCATTACACATATTTTACACAAAGATAATAACATAAATAGCTATAAATAAGTAAAAAAATATGATATAAAAGAATTTTTCTTTACTATATATATCTATATATATAGTTTCTGTTTTTCTTTGTTTTTGTTTTTATTAACAAATATAAAGATATCTATATACAAATATATTATATTAATATAATATATAGGATATATAACAAACAGAGGGAAAGTTATGGTAAATACATATAAATCAGTATTTGATACCTTATCTGGTGTCGATATTACAGGTTATACAGAGCAAAAAGGTAACTTTACTTATCTTAAATGGTCTTATGCCGAACACATCATGTCGCTATTTTACCCAGAATTTCAGGTAAAATGGCTATCTTCAGATGTTTTAGAAGATAAAACAGTCATTGTTAAATGCAGAGTAGAAATAGGAAATCTCTACAAAGAGGGTTTTTTACCTGTATATGATAATAAATACAATGCAATTCCAAACCCAAATGCAAGTGATATCAACGATACTAAGCAAAGATGTATGGTTAAAACACTAGCAAAGTTTGGACTAGGTATTTCTGTTTTCCACAATGGAGATACAAAACCTGCAAAACTTAATCTTAAGGGCCAAATAAATGATCCAGAGATTAAAAAGATTGCAAAAGCAAAAAACAAAAAAACAGCAGTTTTATCCGCTATTAAAAAGGGAGAATTAAATGACAACACAAGCGAAATCGAACTTGGTCAAGCGTTACAATCTTCGTAGCTCATCAGCTTTAAACTATTGTTTCGGGACTTACACAAAGAGAGCCGACATGTTACAAGCTGACCTTAATAATACTGAAATTGGTATTCCAGAACACATGCAGAAATACGTGGATTTTGGAAATTTGCATGAAAGCAGTGGCATAGCCAAGTGGATTCTTATCAATAAGAAAGTGCCTGTAGAAATGCTAGAAGACCAACAAAACTATATCGTTCAGGATTTTCTTAATTTAGGCGGGGATACTGTTGTTGATTTAAGCTGCACACCCGATGCGAGAGTTCCAGAAGATAACTTATTACTTGAAATAAAATGTGGCTCTTTGGGTAAAAAACCGCATGAGTTTGTTAAAGCAAAGGTATATTTGGCTCAAGTATCACTACAACAGTACATTTTAAACTCATTAGGTATTCAGATAGACAAGACACATTTAGTTTCTTGGTCGATGAATGGCTCAAGAATTTGGGAAATTCAAAGGAATCCAGAGTTTGAACATTATCTCTTATCTTTGTTAGAAGAATATTCACTTGCTTTATTAGGGAAAGGAGAATTAAGAGATAAACCAGACGCTTTCAAAGGAGAGCATAAAATTAAACTAATCTATGGAGAAGAATGATGTCAGACTTTAAGCATAAAGAAATGGAAGGATCTTTGTTCGAGAATAACTATAAAGAAAGAGATTCACATCCAGATTATACAGGTAAGATAGTGTTCAACGACACTAATTATTCCATTGCGGCATGGAAAAATACTACAAAAAGTGGCGGAGAGTATCTAAAACTAAAGGTTTCAGAAACAGAGCCAAAAAGACACAATACAGAAAACAAAACGTATCAGTCAGTCGGGGAACGTATTCCTAGTAAGCATATGAGAGAGTACGAAAAATCAAAAAAAGATATAAATCAAATAGAGAAGATTTTCAATGATGAAGATATTCCTTTTTAAACGGAGTTATTATGGCAGCAAATAAATGGATGGCCGAGAATCCGAAAGCGGCAAGAAAGATTAGAAAGCGATATTATGAAAAAAACAAAAAACTCGCTAGTTTAAGAAGTCGTAAACAACACTATATCGGCAGAAAGGCCTTTGAAATGTTGACCGAAGAGCAAAAAGCACAATGTATTGCTGAAGTAGATAAAATGCTTGAAACATCTAATATATGATGCAATAATAGTTATAGTTTAGTTAGAGGGTAACTAAACAGAGATGTTATAAAGGTAGATAGTTGTTAGATCGTTGGTGATTCTTAGTCCTTGAAAGCCAACATAAAGACTACCAAGATGGCTATGTATGGAGCAAAACTAACACCTATCTACCAGAGAGGATAAACATGGAAACAGTAAATATTACAGATAAAAAGCTAGATGAAGATTTCTCTATGCCTATAAAAATCGACAAGAGAGAAAACTTCAAAGAATGGTTAACAGAAAATTCAAGAGATATCGCTAAAGGTAGATATGATTTTAATGGGTTGGGGATAAGTAAATGAGTAAAAAAAGAATGTGCGAGAGATGTGGCGAAGAAAACCTAGATTCTTTCGTTAGCACCGATATAAGACCATTTAATGAATATTGTTCTACAGATTGTTTGAGTGGACACATACAAGATGTAAGGTTTGATAAAGATTGGGCAGACATAAAACAAGACTACAACAAAGAGGGTACAGTTAATTTATTTAAATATGCTGAACGAGAGTTAGCTAAAGGAAATTACACTTTTTATAAATGGAATGAACAAGAAAAACAATACAGAGAGGATAAGTAAATGAGTTTAGATCAAAAAAGTGAAATAGCTGAAAACATTTATTTTAAAGTTATAGATCATTTAGGTATAACTGATGAATGTATTAAA